CTTACTAATAGTTTAATGGCTACTTATGCAGAACGATTTGGTCCTTCTTTGTTTAAATTAAATCACATAGAAAAAGGAGACTTTAACAGAAAAACACAAACTATTGTTCAAGATGTATATGCTAGAACAGGCTCTCATGCTTCGGCAGGAGAGTTAGATGAGTATGCTTTGACAACAGATTCTAATTATTATGGGGGCGGTAGTAAGATACAATACTACTGCTCCGGAAATAAACTAAGTCATGGACAATTTAGTGCTAGTTCTGCTAGTGGGTTTTTAACAACTGCACTTCAAATAATACCTAGTAGAATTAAAGAAACAGCACATCCCCATTTGCCTATAGAAGAAAGAGGAACCTATCCTGCTAGCGGTTCTTTATTTTGGGACTACAATATATACGAAGATGGCCATACTAAGCCCATTGTTTTTACTTCTATAGACCCGACAAAGGGTGGCCTAATAAAAAGCAATTATTATGTTAAAGACTTCATGGAACAAATAGACCCCAAGGTTGCTAGGTTATTTTTATTCGCAACATCGGACTTAATGCCATATTCTAAAACAAGAACAGATAGTCTATTTTATTCTAATAGGGATTTGAAACAATTTAAATTATTTTTACTTAATGAACCTAATGAAGATGAATTTTCTACAAAGCATTCTAAGTATAGCGGAGCAGGTATTTCTAAGAAAATATTAGATACTGACTATCAAAGTGCAAATATTATTGATTATGATGTAAGTGATGTTAGTAAAATTAAAACATTTGGACTGATGCGCTTGACAGAAATAATGTTTGACTCTGCTTTTAATCAAATAGACCCCGAAAATCTACCCGATAAAAAGAAAACAATTCGACCATTTACATATGACTTTTACACAATAGAAGCAGTAAAAGATGCAGGAGGGACCCCTGTAACTGTAAGTGCCACCACTACTTCGGGATTAACTGCGAGTAGCCCAATCAATCATAGTAACGCAGGTAATGTTGTTCAAGGGGACATTCTTTGTGATGCAAATGGAAATATGATAGGAGAAGTAGATGTTGTCTCTACTAATAGTGTGAGTTTTATGGCTCCTAGTGATGGAGTATTAAAAGTGGCTTTGACTGATTCCGATTGTACTGTAATAGATAATGGGGCGGCATTATTCAAAGCAACTCAAAACGGAACACCCCATTCTGCCACTGTAAAGGGTCATGGAGATAGCGACAATTTCAACACATTCAATAAAGAAATACATCCATTAAAGGGACTTCTTCATGGAGGAATATATACTAGTCCTGCATTTACTAATGCAATGACAGAGGCATTTACTGGCCCAACTAATGCAACAGGTAGCGGTACTACAGTAGACGCAACTCATCATTATAGCAATTTAGTATTGCCTCTTACTTTTGGAACTGCTACTTTGAGTACCGATAAAACAGCCCATTCTAGTTTATATTTTAAGGCCCTAGACGCACTACCTTACTCTAATGAAGGCTCTGCTACTGCTGACGCATTTTTACAACATGGTATTTTTGGAGTTGTTTTAGATAGATTTGAAGTCGATGGAGGAACATCCGAACCTATGACATCATCCGGAACTGTATTTCCTCCTAATGATAACACTCATTTGAGAAGTTATACTGGCGGTACTTTAGTCAACATGGGTCTTTCTCTTAGACCGAATGTGTTTAGACACCAATACGGTACTGATAATAATGGTAGTGGTTCAAAAACATCTAATGATGCTACTGATGCAGAAGGAATATACATGGGATTCAAATTAAGGGTCAAACTACCAACTGCTGAGTCACCTGCTATAGATGGACCTTCGGGAACAACCCATTACAAATACATACTAAATTCATCAACATATCCTTATTTGGACTATGTAAAAGACCTAACAGGCTGCTATTTAGTTTCGGAAAAAGGTGATGAATATGGTAGTGCAACCGATTCTGTTACAGGAGTTGCTGTAGTTTCTACTATTGCAGCAGACACTCAACCACCTGCAATAAACAATATTATTCCCGACAGTATAGGTTATGTTATAACTCATGAAATAGATACTGGAAATAGTACTAAGCGACATATACTTTTGACTGACTTTCAATTACCCGCAGGATATTATAGGGTAATGCAACCAAATCAAACCTGCACTCATTCTTTCAGCCCTAAAAAATTAAAACTTAATACTATTACTTCGGAATATACTAAAATGCCGTACAAAGAAGAAACTTATTCCGAAATAAAACCATACTTGAGTAGGTTTGAAAATTCAAATAGATTAGTGGATGTTATCGGAGGAACTACTTTAGGAGATACTGAAAATATTGGATTGAATGAAGGTGTTTTATCTATGTATGCTATAGTAAATCTAGATGGTAGAGACTCAAATTTAGGATTGAATCAACCTACATATATTGTAGATAGATTCCCACTAATTTCTCTGTATAATTTCTTTGATACCTCACAACTTAAAGCAGAAATCGGAAACGCTATTTGTGTTAGCGATGGTAATACTAGTTTCAAAACATCTTTAGATTTTAATTATGAACCACCCAAAGGAAATTCTTTGACTTTTGGAAAACAAAGAGAGTTAGATGGAGTTGTTTCTATATCGGAGATACTTACAATTACTACTAATAATAATATTAAAGGAAGGCCTAAAAGAGCCATGATAGGTTCGGTAGCAACTATCTGTAGTGAGACTGAGGATATAATAAATAATTTATTAGAAGAAAATGATATTGAATTTACTAGTTCTTATGAAGAAGACTATCCATTATTTTTAGCACCAAACTATCAAGGAATTGATTTATTTAGCGCAATAAATTACTTAGTAGAAAGAAAGAATAAAAAATTAGTTTATGAGAACAGCAAGTTTTCTTTAACAGACCATGACACTTCTAATGCCAACTCTAAACTATTTATCACTGATAGAAATAATAATTTAGAAATACGAGACTTTTCTAAATCTAAAGTATTGTTCGATTTCTATAATGAAGTAATTGTCTATGGTTCGGGCTTCAAATCAAAAAGACAGAATCAAAGAAGCATTAGAAAAAGAGGTAGAAAAACACTAGAAGTAGATGATGAAACTCTTGCTACACAACCCGATGTGGATAGAAGGGCTGCTGAATTACTTCGACTACATTCGTCACTTAATGAAAAAATTACGGTGGAATTAGGACATCTAAACTTCTCTCAAATAAAGGCAGGAGATATTGTAACTTTGGAACTGCTTCAAGAAAATGTAGAGATTAGTGATTATTTGATTCTACAAATGGAACACAACATGCATGGTTTTGTCAAGTTATCATTAGGAAAATTCAGTAAAGGACTAACTGATAGGTTTGCAGAAATAGCATTAGATAGTAAAAAGACAAGTGCGGCTCTTAGACCTAAGATATTCAAAGAAGTCAACAACTCTCTATCATCCTTTGAATTGTTAAATGTCAAAGAAGTCAAACTATTTATTCGCAAGAGAAGTGGGTCTACAGGGGGAACTTCTTTTAACATTGGCTTCTCACAGACAATTGGGTTTGGAGGAGTTATTGGTTTTAGTTCAACAGGTTCAACTAGCGAGACAACAATATTGGAGACAGAGTTATGATTACTGATGATTTTAGAACTAGTTTGGCTACTCATTTAGCAGCCGTATATCAAAAGGCTAGAATCGGTGTTGGAGGTAATTCTACCAATCCATTAACTACAGACCTTGATGTTCCTATTCTAGATGTTTCTGCTTCGGCATCTCAAAGCGATAACAATGTTATTGAGTTTAAATTTACAGTAACGGGGGCTTCTATTGCAGGATATACTATTCGAGAACTTGGAATATTCAACAAGCAATATGATAATGGAGCAGGAACTACAATTGCTGAATATACAGAATTACTTACTAGAATACCTTTTGAGGGTATTGGGCCGTTTGCATCCGGTGAAGATGTAGATTTTTATGTAACGATAGAGGTGGAATAAAATGACGAACAGTTTGAACAATGGAAATTATAGTAGACTAAGTGTAGACCCAACTTTGGGTGGAATGGTAGATGAAGTAGATTTTCCCCATAGTGGATTATTCAAAGCATTAGGGGTTGGGGTTCAAGGAAACTATGCAATTCTCAATGCTGCTACTTCTTCTACTACAGAAAACTTTAGCATAGTGCAAACGGACACTGGCGTAGATGGCGACAACAGAACTACTCAATTTGTTGTTGGTTCGGGCATGGTTATGAGAGATGGTAAAGCAATTCTTGTTCCTACGGGTAGCGGCACTACAACTTTTAATACAGGAACTCCTGTTCATTTTAATCCTCCTACATCTGCGGGTAATGGTTATTTTCTTTTAGTTGTT